ATGCTGGAACAAATGGGCGCAGCCGCGAAGGCCGCCTCTTACAAACTGGCGCTCCTTTCCAGCCGCGAGAAAAACCGCGTACTGGAAAAAATCGCTGATTATCTGGAATCGCAGTCGCAGGAGATTCTGCTCGCCAACGAGCAGGATCTGCTGGAAGCGCGTCGCAATGGCCTGAGCGAAGCAATGCTCGACCGCCTGGCGCTGACCCCGGCACGTCTGAAAGGCATCGCTGACGATGTCCGCCAGGTCTGCAATCTTGCCGATCCGGTAGGTCAGGTCATTGATGGTGGGCTGCTCGACAGCGGGCTGCGCCTTGAGCGTCGTCGCGTGCCGCTGGGCGTGATTGGCGTGATCTATGAAGCCCGTCCCAACGTTACGGTTGATGTCGCTTCCCTGTGCCTGAAGACTGGCAACGCTGCCATTCTGCGTGGCGGGAAAGAGACCTGGCGTACCAACGCCGCGACCGTAAACGTTATCCAGCAGGCGCTGGAGGAGTGCGGCCTGCCGGCTGGTGCCGTACAGGCAATCGAGAGCCCGGACCGTGCGCTGGTGAACGAGATGCTGCGCATGGATAAATACATCGACATGCTGATCCCACGCGGTGGCGCGGGCCTGCACAAGCTGTGCCGTGAGCAGTCGACCATTCCTGTGATCACGGGCGGTATCGGCGTGTGCCATATCGTGGTCGATGACAGTGCCGAGATTGAACCGGCGCTGAAGATTATCGTCAATGCCAAAACCCAGCGTCCAAGCACCTGTAATACGGTTGAAACGCTGCTGGTGCATCAGGGCATCGCCAATACCTTCCTGCCTGCGCTGAGCAAACAGATGGCCGAAAGCGGCGTGACGCTGCACGCGGATGCCAACGCGCTGGCACTGCTGAAAGACGGCCCGGCGACGGTGGTACCGGTCAAAGCGGAACAGTACGACGACGAATTTCTGTCGCTGGATTTGAACGTGAAGGTGGTTGCGAGCCTTGACGATGCCATTGCTCACATCCGTGAACATGGTACCCAGCACTCGGATGCGATTCTGACGCGTACCCTGCGCAATGCCGATCGCTTTGTGAATGAGGTGGACTCCTCCGCCGTATACGTGAATGCCTCAACCCGCTTCACCGACGGTGGCCAGTTCGGCCTGGGCGCAGAAGTTGCTGTCAGCACGCAAAAACTGCATGCAAGAGGCCCGATGGGCCTGGAAGCACTGACCACCTACAAGTGGATCGGCTTCGGTGATGATACGATTCGTGCGTAAATAATCACGGGTGATGCAAAAATAGCCGTTTGATTCAAAAGGGCATTGACGCATCACCCGGTTAGATCTAACCTTTTGCCCCGTGGTTACGCTCGTAACCGGCCTTTCAGGGCCGATATAGCTCAGTTGGTAGAGCAGCGCATTCGTAATGCGAAGGTCGTAGGTTCGACTCCTATTATCGGCACCATTCTAACGTCTCCCCAAGTCTACTAAAGTTCACTGAAACCCCTTATAATCTGCGACTTGCAGCCCCTTTTAGTATTTCTACGTCTACTAAAGTTCCCTGAAATCTACGGTCGTTTGGGGGTACTTATGGGGGTATTTGCTGTTCGGTCTAGAGGAGGTACCCCCAAGTGAAACTAAACGCCCGGCAGGTGGACACCGCCAAACCTAAAGATAAGCCTTACAAGCTGGCTGATGGTGGTGGTTTGTATCTTCTGATTAAAGCTAATGGCGGCAAATACTGGCGGCTCAAGTATCGTGTAGCCGGCAAAGAGAAGCTGTTAGCGCTGGGTGTGTATCCTGAAGTCACGTTGGCCGATGCTCGGGCAAAACGTGAAGAAGCCAAAAGGGGTATCGCTGGGGGTATCGATCCTATGGAAGCGAAACGGGAAGAGAAGATCGCCCGTGAAACGCAGTTAAACAACACCTTCAAAGATATTGCCCTTGAGTGGCACAGCAGCAAACTAAAAAAATGGTCTGCTGGTTATGCTTCAGACATCCTGGAGGCTTTCAACAAAGATGTGTTCCCTTACATTGGCAAAAAACCAATAGCCGATATCAAACCGCTTGAACTGTTGAATGTGCTGCGGCGCATTGAGGGGCGCGGCGCTACAGAAAAGGCCAAAAAAGTTAGGCAGCGCTGCGGGGAAGTTTTCCGTTACGCAATAGTCACCGGCCGTGCTGAGTATAACCCCGCTCCGGATCTCACCAGCGCCATGCAAGGGCATGAGTCCAATCATTATCCTTTCCTCACACCGAAAGAATTGCCTGATTTCTTCAAGGCGTTGTCAGGATATACAGGAAGCGCGTTAGTAGTTTTGGCCGCTCGTCTGCTGATTATCACCGGCTTGCGTACCGGCGAACTCCGCGGGGCATTTTGGGATGAAATCAATATCAGTAAGGCGGTCTGGGAAATACCAGCCTCACGCATGAAAATGCGTCGCCCTCATGTGGTGCCGTTGTCCAGGCAAGCTCTTACGCTTATTGGCCAGCTCCAGGAGCTAACAGGCAATTACCCGCTTATGTTCCCTGGCCGCAACGATCCGCGAAAAACAATGAGTGAAGCCAGCATAAACCAGGTCTTTAAGCGGATTGGCTATGACGGAAAAGTCACCGGGCACGGTTTCCGGCACACCATGAGTACCATCCTGCACGAACAGGGCTACAACACCGCGTGGATAGAAACGCAGCTAGCACACGTCGACAAAAACTCTATTCGAGGAACGTACAACCACGCTCAGTACATAGAAGGCCGGCGTGAAATGCTTCAGTGGTATGCCGACTATATGGAAGCGTTGGAAAAAGGCGAAAATGTTGTGCATGGAAGGTTTGGGAAAAGCGCTTAACTGTATGTATAGACAGTGCTAATTGACAGTAGTAGACTTCTGTAGACTACCGTAAGCAGGAAGCTTTTATGCGAGAAAACATCCTCAACATGCCCCATCATCTTCGCCGACAACGTGTGGTCACTGCTGAGCAGGCTGCAATGGCTATGGCTGGCGTGTACAGTTGTTCACGCTTAGATGAGTTGAAAGCTAAATTCCCTCCTGAGATCTACAACATTGCTTCCAGTTACTTGAGGATAATTTTGAGTGCTGTAAACGCAGAAGAACTACATCCCAAGAGAACATGGTCTAGCTCACCTGGCGGAGATATCACTGGAGCTGATTTTTATTCCAATGATATTTGGCCTTGGGCTGTTAAAGAAATATCAGCTACAGATAGTTGGTTTGGATGTGATCCAGATAGCTCTAGCGAAAAGTACCAGCCTTTACGAAGCGTGTGGGGCGAGTTTGCTGGTAAAGATACAGCGTTAAAACTGATCGCTGGAATGGCTATTGCGCTTGAAAAATCAGGTGGCAAATATGTTCGCGGTAAAAATTTGAACAAATCCGAAGTTGCTAGAAGTGCTTCAAGAAGCATATTGGAGCATGGCGATGGCATCGATGTGACAGATAAGGCATTGACTATGCTAATTAATGAAGCTCTGAACACATACGCTTCCAAATAGCTCGTAAGGATTTCCAAAAAGACGATCCTTAGGTTCTAAAACTTCTGGCCGTACTTCTATTTCAGTGGAGGCGCTGCTTCCAACTGATTTACCGTGACTTCCACAACTACCCGCATGTTTTTGCTGAAATATACCTCGTAGACCACATTAGACTTCGAGAGGTATATATGTCCCAATCCCTTATCCGCTTACCTGAAGTTCAGCGCAGAACCGGCTATAGCAAGGCTTGGATCTATCGACTCATGGCTGAGCAACGTTTCCCCTCATCCATAAAGATTGGTTCTCGAGCAATCGCTTTCATTGAAAGCGAAATTGATGAATGGATTAGTGAGCGCATTAAATCGTCACGCAGCCAAACGAACTGAGATTCCGTGAGCAGAGATAATTTGCGAGAGTTTGCACTTCGGATCTCGCAGAATAAATTTGTCGCGACAGCTCACTAAACAATTCAAAAAGGTTAATGCCATGAAGAACAATTATGCCCGTCTGGGGCAGGGCTTCGCTCACCCTAAAAACTCCTTGCCTTGTTATTCAACTGAAGGGTATGCTTTAAAAGCACCAGCAAAATCTGGTGCCAGGATTGGCGTCCTGAATGACTGTATGGCGACACATGACGCGCCAAGCGTCTTTTTTTGTGCCGTTGATCCGTCTCACCTATTTTCACGCGTTGTGGTTCAAAACCGCTCTGCTAGCAAAATTATGGTGGGCTGGGTGGGGGCGGAGAAATCCGCGCCGGAGTCCATACAGTCCGGTTACGCCAACCCTGCTCAGTCCACCACCAGTGAAATTGGCGTTTCCGGTGGTGGTTATCTAGACCACTGTATGGAGGCTGCCACATGGCTACTACCCCAACCCAAAAACTGCCCAAATTCACCTGGCTTTTCCTCGGTACGCCGAAAGGCCGGACCTGCACTCCCGTTGTTATCCGCATCGTTGCCGACAGTGAGCAAGAAGCCCGCGAGTTTTATTCCCGCTGGGATCTTATCTTTGCCGCCAAAATTCGCTCTGAATGTTCGCTTTATCAATACAGCAGCGGCGCGTTTGAACTGGATGTTGCGAAATTGGGAGGTAGCCATGTTTAACCTCCAGACCCTGACAGCTAAAGCCCGCGAGCTGCGCGGCAACGTGGTAAAAGCCACTACCACGAAAGGCACCCGCACCATGACCCCCGTTTACGAACGGGAAGAGCAGCGCAAACTGCGCGAGCGCATCCAGCAGACCCAGCCGGACTGGGTTTTACTCTGGTGGGATATTGCGACCGTTACCGGCTGGCGTACCAGTGACGTATGCAACTTCCGTTACTCGTGCATCAACTGGGAAACCGGCATTGCAACAATCATCGTAGCGAAGCAGACCAAAGCAGCAGAAGCCAGAGCGACCCGGAAGGGGATCGAGATTGTTCGCCAGCATCGTAAGGACGCTGCCCGGCTTGCTGGCGATCACATTGGGTACATGCACTGGGATAGCGTGAGCTGCGACGATCTGGCCGCCGGTATGACGGAAGAAGAACAGGCGATCGTGTTTGAGCTGGTGGCAAAGGCTGAGGTTAAGCATGATACCAAACAGCTGCCGCCGGGCATCATCAAACGACTGCGTGAACGCATGGAGCGCAATCTTATCGGTGACGACCTGGTATTTTCACGCAGCCAGATTGAAAGTAACCGTTGCCAGTCTCTGAAAGGTAGCGTGAGCCGCCAGACGATCTGGAAGAAACTGCACAACGTCATGGTGTGGTTTACCCGAGTGGTAAACACGCGTCTGCGCCTGAGTGCCTACTCCAGCCGCAAAATTGCTGCCTTTAATCTCATGTCCGCCGGCGGCGAACAGGGCTTGCTGGTCGCCTCTGAAATGCTCGGGCACAGTAACCCGGCAATCACCCGAACTTACCTCCAGTTAGGCAGTAAGGCCTCCGCCATTCAATCCCGTCTGGCCATGGAGGTATCTGTATGAAAATGGTTATCCAATTTTGCCGTCTCGGCGCTTTTCTCGATCACGTATCTGAGCAATTAAATAGTGCGCGATATTGTTTTGCCAGCCAGTCATTAAGGGACGGGGAGGTGAAATTATGACTCCTGTTTACGATCTGGTTCGCCGGGCCGACGGCAAAAACGTTTTCAGTTTCCCGGCCGGCGGCCGCTATCTGGTGGACACGTCAAATGGTCTTCAGTCGATGCGCCCCCTTATGGACGACGAGATCATTTTTACGGTGGAGAGTGCCGCGCGCTTTCTGAGGAAAATTGGTTATCAGGTAATCCCGCCAGCGGCGTGAGGTAAAAAATATGACGATTAAAAATTCCGGCTTAGCTGCTGGTGGCCGCGCTCACCCTGAAATCAGGCCGGGCGATAAATGGAAGGACGGTCGGGGCAATATTGTAATTATCGAAAGTTACCGATTCGACAGAGTGACATATTGCCGCGAAGGGTACAGCTCACCGTGTTTTTGCACGCCAGAAAGACTGGTGCGGGAATTTGAATTTTTTTCTTCCGCGCCGGTCACCGGTGGAAGAGATATCGATCGAATTATGCGGGTGCAGGGCATCGAACGAATTCGGGTTATGCGGGAAATCATCAGGGAGCGAGGGAACAGAAAATGAAGAATGCACCAAACCTTAAAAAGCAGCCGGCGGATCTCATGGAGGAGTCAATTATCTTTGCCGGCGCTGATGCCTGGAAGTTCGCCAAAGCATGGCAGGAAATGAACCCGATTGGCGACACGGTGCCGCCGGTTGTGCTGGATAAAAAGCAGCTGGCGGAGCTGGAGAATATCCGGATTGTGGATGATGGCCGGCTCTATGCCCGGGTTTGCCGTGGCGGGCATCTGACCGAACGGCAGATAACCATTCTCGCGACAAAGCTGGCGGTGGCCGGCGTGGAGCGCGCGCAATTCTACTCTGAAGGTTATCAGCTTCTGGAGGACTGGACGCCACAGCTGCCGCGACTCAAAGCCGATGCGGAAGCCGGCAAAAGCATGGTGATCGGCAAACCGCTGACGGATGTAAACCTTCGCGACCTTGCTGATAACGAAAAGGCGCTCATACTGGCCGCGCGTTACACCGGCATTGCGATCAATGAAAATAGCGAAGGCGTGTACGTCTACCGTGCCGGCATCTGGGAGAAAACGTCACTGCTCGAGCTGAGCCGCGAAATGGTGGCTATCTACAACGAGAACAAAACCAACTTCAGCAAGCGCGCGATCAACAACGTTATCGACGCCCTGAAAATCGTTATCCCGGTAATGGGGGAGCCGCGGCGCAGCCTGATCCCCTTTGCAAACGGCGTCTACGATATGGAAACTGGCGTTTTCTCCGAACACAGCCAGGATAACTGGCTGACAAACCATAACGGCGTGACCTATACGCCGGCGGTGCCGGGCGAAAACCTCCGCGACCACGCGCCGAACTTCCATAAATGGCTAAGTTACGCATCAGATAGAGACGCAATTAAGATGCAGCGCATCGCTGCGGCGCTCTTTATGGTGCTGGCAAACCGGTACGACTGGCAGCTCTTCCTCGAGATAACCGGGGAGGGCGGCAGCGGGAAAAGCGTCTTTACCCACATCGCCACGATGCTGGCCGGGGCGCATAACACCGCCAGCGGGAACATGGCGGCGCTCGACAGCGCACGCGGGCGGGCGCAGTTCGTCGGGAAAAGCATGATAACGCTTCCTGATCAGCCCAAATATTCAGGAGAGGGCACCGGGATAAAGGCAATCACCGGCGGGGATGCGGTAGAGATCGACCCGAAACACGAGCATCAGTACACCGCTGTTCTGCGGGCGGTGGTTGTGGCCACGAACAATACGCCGATGATTTTCACCGAACGTGCCGGCGGCGTTTCCCGGCGCCGCGTAATTTTCCAGTTTAACCGGCGCGTCAGCGAGGAGGATAAAGATCCCGACCTGGCAGAAAAGATATCCGCTGAAATTCCGGTAGTGGTTCGCCGGCTGCTGGCGAACTTTGCGAACCCGGAAAAAGCGTGGGCGCTTCTGCTGGAGCAACGGAACAGCGAAGAGGCATTAGAGGTGAAACAGAAAACGGATCCGCTGTACGCCTTCTGTGCGCATCTGGAGCGCCTGGCTGATTGTGCGGGAATGATGGTAGGAAACCGCAATCCGCCTCACTATCCGCGAATTTATCTCTATCACGCTTATCTGGCATTCCTGGAGGCCAACGGTTTCGACAAGCCGCTGACGCTGAATAAATTCGCAGAGGGGATGGAAAGCGCGATGCGGGAGTTTAATCACGAGTACCGTAAGGAACGGAGAGCCCGTGGCATGGTGACTAACGTTGAACTTTCGGAAAGTGCGGAAGACTGGTTACCTCAGACGCATCCTGTAGCCGGTCATAAAGAATGAAGTTCAGATAAATATGGAGAAAGGTATACATGGTATACATCGAGAGAATAATTTATATATAAATCAGTGAAATAAACCATGTATACCTTGTTTTCAGGTATACACAGGGTGTACATGGTGTTCATTGTCTCATTAATCATCTGATGGTTTATTAAACAGAATGATGTATACCGTGTAGACCTGAAATCCCAAAATGTAGGCTGGTGTTCATAGGTTAATGTTATGTTTTATAAGTAGTTTATTGCCTTTATGAACACCATGTATACCTTGAGGGCAAATTCTTTAAAACGCATCCACACTTTTCGCATTGTGCACCCCTGCAATTTCATTAACATCGTTTCATAAATCGCAATTAATTATTTGATTGTTGCGATTAATGAAACTTTAACGGTCGCTATTACAGGGGGAATCATGAGCAAGGTTAACGTTAAGCCCGTTCTGCTGAACGGGGAACAGATTCAGGCTCTGAAAACCATTCAGGAGAGGGAGCGCCAGAAGTCGGGCATGGGGATCGCGCCGTCAATCCATGCTGTTGCGCGCAAGGTATTTGATGCGGGGCTATCAAAAATGGAGGCAGGGCAATGAGCTACTCAATCAAAATTGGGAAACACAGCATCGAGCTGGCGGGTTATGCCGGTAAGGTTGTTGCGCCAAATACTCAGATGGCCGCTTTATTCCGTGGTATGGCGGGCGAACTCACCAGCCTGAGGACAACGGCGCAGCAGGCCGAAGCAGAGGCGGATTTGCTGGACGTTATCCGCAACGATCCCGATCTGAACGAACAGGCAAAAAACCGCAGGGCAGGTGAAGCCCGGAACCCGGACACGCTGAAAGACTTTACCCGCGGGGTGGCAGCCGTAAGCGAGCAGGCCGCAAATATTCTCGATTACCTGAAGAACAAGCTCGCTCCGGTTAATCCACTGGCATCTGATGATGTTCAGGGATTCATGCGTGACAGTGAAATGCGCCTGGCATTCGCCCGACTGGATCGCCGCAGCCAGGAAAAAATGCTGCTGTCGATGCACAGTGGAAAGCATCAGGAGCTGGCGGACGCCTTACTAAGGGCGCACGCTGTGTGTTCGGGACTCGATACGGAACAGCTAAAACGTCTCGGCTTCTCCCGTATTGCATCAGAGAACGGGCAGGTGATTAACGCGGTTGCCGATCTGGTCGACGCGGTAAGGAAGGATGTCGCACAAATTACAGCTGTCCGAACCTGGTATAACAATCTCGTTTACGGGAAGAACGACGATCCATCAGAAGTTCTGCCCCGCATGACCGGCCTTGATCAGCTAAGCGAACATGTCAGCGCGATGCTCAAAGGCAGCCAGCGGCAGACACATTCAGAAGAGAAGCAGGCCGCCTGAGGGCGGCTTTTTTCTGCCCGGAGGGAAACATCACGATGCTATTAAGTAAATCAGCCTACGCCAGGCATATGGGCGTCAGCCGGCAAACTGTTTACGGCTGGATAGCCCGCGGTGAAATTGTAATTTCAGGCGATAAAGTGGATGTCGAAGCATCGCAGGCTAAACAAAATTCTGTTGGTGCTGGCGAACACCAAACTGAAATGACGTGGGCGCAGGCCGCCGCATGGGTATGGAAGCATGACGGCGGGAAAGAGCTGCCAGCTGATAATGATGCTGGCCTGCGAATAGAGGCCGCAGCCGCTGAGCTGGGTTTTGATGTTCAGCACGAGCCCGATGAACAATTGCTGATTCTCTTCCGGCCGGATGAAGAAACCCACAGCTTCTATGGCAAAGACCGTGCAGCAGGCGCTTTACGGTTTCTTCGTTCTGAGCTGGCTTACGTTGCCACAATGCACCCCGATAAGCTGGATGACTGGAACAAAACTGGTTTAATGTCACTCTGCCTGCCGGACGGCGAAAAACTGTAAACCCCTAGCCCCTCAAACTTGACACTTTTTCGCGAGAAACTGGGAAAAGTGTCAACCCAATATAACGGATCCTGACGCCTACGAACAGCAGCTACAGCAGAAGTGTAAAGGGCTGGCGTTGAGATTTGTTGAGCCTTGGCTGTTAGCTTTTGTTAATCCTGATGCGAAGCAGGGCAGGTGTCAGCCTGTTATGGTTTGTTATGCCTTACTAGGGAAGACTAGGGAAAAGTGACAATCGCTCCCCCTTCAGAAAACTTCAGGTGCAGCTCGTTGGATGCATCTGTCAAAACTTGTCACTCACCGGCACCGCCAACGGGGATTTTTGTCCAGACGCGTTCTAAGTTACAGTTGCTTAAGTCAGGAATTTTAGGGGCTATTTTTTAAATAGCTTGATGTACTTGAGTAGTACAATGTCAGGATTGTTGTTTGGCACTTCCCAAGAAAGCATACTCGTGGCGAATGCCTTGCTTAGAAGTAAGCTACTGAGAGAGCGCGGTAGTTGAACAATTGTTGCTGCTATTATAGATTGAAACAAAAGAAAACAGGTGGTTACCATGACTACAGAATCAGTTAAAGATATACCGAGAAGTACTCGACTGAGCAGGAATCTAAAGAATCTTTATTTAGATCCGAATAATTATCGATTTGTTGACAATGAAAATCACAAATTTGTGGGAGAAGATAATCTTCTAGATGCTCAAGTGCAGAAAAGAACTCGCACTTTTATCGAAGGTCGCGGGCAGGAAAATATCCGGGATCTCTTGGCAAGTTTCAAAGCAAATGGGTTTTTAGATGTAGATATTATTCAGGTTAGAGAGTTAGGTGATAATAAATATTTAGTATTGGAGGGCAATCGCCGAGTAACAGCCCTTAAGGTTTTACAAGAGTTTTATGAAAGCGGTTTCGATATTGGCAATCTTGATCCTTCGATCTTCAGAAGCGTTCCATTTGAAATTCATAGTAAAGAGGAAAACGAGAAACATCTCATTGTAATGGGTTTGAAACACATCAGTGGGAATAAAAAATGGTCTACTTTTAATCAGTCAAAGTTACTCTATGATTTTTTAAAGCCTTATGAAAGCTCTCCTCGTGAAGATTATATTAATAAGGAAAACGAGTTAGTAAACTCACTAGGAATAACAAAACACCGTTTAAGATCGATGTTGCGTGTTTATAATCTCATCCAGTCTTACAAGATGAGTGATTTTAGTGAGCAATTTTCACCTGAGATGGTGGGTATTTTTGAAGAGATTATGAAAAAACCAGTTATTAAAAACTGGTTAGGATGGAATGATTCGGGTTATTTTGCAACTAATGAAACAAACTTAGAAAGGCTTTTTTCATGGATCTCTAAGACTGAAGTATATGCAGAACCACAAGAGGCTGACGAAGAAAATGATTTCAACAATGACGACGATTATAAAGAACTCGAGCCGATAATAACGAAATCACTTGAGGTTCGTGATCTTGCTCTTTTCATAGAAAATGAGCACGCATTGAAAGTGATGGAAGATGAAAGAAGTCTTGCTAGAGGTTTGGTATCTAGTGGTTCAGTTGATAAACAAAATTATCAAAATGCTCTTTCAAGTCTTTCTGAGTCGTTGCGTAGTTTGGCTACTTATAGAACGTTGATAAGTGCTGATGACACAAAGTTTTTGGATGAGGCTAAGGATAATTTATCAAAGATCATCCCTAAGAAAAATAGCTTAAATATCGAAGGGGGTAATTTTACTACCGTATTCGAATATGGAGTGAAATCACACTTTGAGAGTATAAAGATCCATAAATATAAGAAGTTAAAAGGTTTTGAAATTAATGGTCTGAATAGGGTCAATATATTTGCTGGTTTTAATAATACCGGTAAGACAACTTTGCTGGAAGCTATATATCTTCTAACACAAAGAAATGATATGGCCTCACATTTCAAACTTATTAGACAGAAAAACAAGTTCAATTCATTAAGTCCTGTCTTTTTAAATGCTGTTTTCCAAGATAAAATAGCTATTGATGGGGTTTTCAATGATGTAGAAGTTTCTGTTCGGATGGAGAAGTTCGACGAACCAACTGTTGATAAAAAAGATGATTATATCGCTTCATATAAACTCACTTCACAAATAGATGGTACAGTAATTTCGAATTTAGTTCATACATATGTCCATGAAAGTATGATAAGAATATCTGATCAGGTATCTCATCTTTGTTCGTCCTCTTTCAAGAGTCCATATTTCTATGATATAGAAGATTCTATTAGTGATTACAATCGAAGCGTTGAACTAAAAGTTCAATCTAGCGAAGGTCTTTCACAGACCGCAATCAATCTTGTAATCGACTTTATGAAGCGTGTAGAAGAAAGTATCGTTGACATACGTTATACCGAGGAAATGGATGTAAAACGTTTCTTGGTTGAATCGAAATACTCCTCAGAGCGTAGTTTTGATCTAACTACCTACGGTGAGGGTATTCAACGTATTTTTTACATAGCTTTAGCATTTGCTTCTTGTAGAAACGGAGTCATTCTAATCGATGAGTTTGAAACAGCAATCCACTTCAGTCTATTAAAAGAATTTACACGCTTAACTCAAGAGCTTGCAGAAACATTTAATGTCCAAGTTTTTTTAACCTCTCATTCACGCGAATGTATAGAAGCATTTGTAGAAAATGGATATAAAACTCAGGATGTTACTGGTTTCCAGATGGTGAATCAAGGTAATCAAATAATATCAAAAAGAATAGTTGGAGAGCGTTTTAAGTATCTTGTGGAAACTATTGCTCTGGATATTAGGGGTTGA